ACAAGTTATAGTTCCAACTGACACATTTCACGAACAATTCGATAATTATAATGAACAAAATATCTTTTTTGAGATCTTCGAATATATAGAGGAAGTCAATGAAGAGTAAATCTAAGCTGAAAGCCATACAAGATAACACAAGAATTGAGCCGTTGGGCAAAGATTGCACATATTTGGATTATTTGTCTGATAATTCTGGTCGGCTTTTTCCTGAGAAGGACAATTGGCGACTACGATTGAGATATACAATGCTATGGTGGGCCGATGAGAATAACTCGTTTGAGATTGAACAATTTTGTAAAGCTTACGGTATACCACGTAGGACTCTATATTTCTGGAGAGATAAATATCCAGATATTAGACAGACTATTGAAGATGTAAGAATTAATATTGCTTCTACTCGTCGTGTTGGTGCTCTTACTAAACGTCTTGATAAAGATGTGGTGTTTAAGGACATACACAAATACGATCCTGAATGGTTAGAAATTAACCAATACCACGCTAAGTTAAAGGATCAGGAACAAGGCAATGAGAAGAAAGTTGTTGTATTGGAATCTATGTGTTCTCATGAGGATCATAAATGAGAAGAATGATAAAATGTATAAATTGTAAAATGGAATTTGAAGAAGAAGACACGTCAATGTTTGAACATCCTCTTATTTCTAAAGTATGCAGTGATGAGTGTTTTACAGAATATAAAGAAAATAAATGGAGGCGTGAATAATGAATTGGATTAGAATAAACATTGACGACCCTACGACATGGCCTAAATTGGGTCAAAGAGTATTATTACAATATGTTTATAACGATGATTACCCAGAAATAGTTACTCTTATTTATCCTGATCAAAATTATAAATTTTACCTAAATAAAGATGGAAAACCCCTTATAGCATCTAAAGATTTCGATGGGAATAATATATATAGTTTTGAAGATTCATTTTGTTGGATGCCATTGCCTGAGTTAAGTAAAGAAGAAAAAAAACACCATATGGAAGAAATTAGTAGGATATGTAATGAACGATATAAAAAGAGCCAGAACTCCTGAAGAAAAGTTGCAAGTAATACAGCGTCTTTATACTGCTTGGTGTAAAGTTCCTGATTATAGATTGGGACAGCTAATACAAGGGGCATTTAAAGGCGATTGTTTTTATGTATCTGATGACAAATTTATCAAATGTATTGAAGAACTTGTTGATATAAAACTTGAGTTGCCTACTGTAGAGCATCCAGATGGTTTATGATATGGAAAATAAATATGGCTTGCTATACAATCCTGATACTGATTCTTATGAAAAACCTTTGGTAATTGAAATTAGCAGTTCACCACCACAATTTATTTATAGACCTAATCCAGATTCATTACCTGATTATGATCCTTTGACTGAAAATGTAAAAGTACACTACAGATTTCATTCATGGGATGTTTGTCCACGTTGTCAATATATGGCTAAGACTGATAAATGTCGTAGTCGTTTATTGTATAAGGCTGGTGTAAGTAAATGGTGTCATTGGAATAGGTATAGAAATAATATAATAACTCACGATCAATGGATAATTAATTTAAGGGGTCCAGATTGGAAACCAAAACGTATTATTAAGTTAAAGAAAAGGAAAAGATAATGGATATAAAATTATTAATGGTCTGTTTTTTGTTTAGTGAAATAGTTGTTTTTTTGATTGGATATAAACTTGCCTGCTATAAATATTCTAAGCTCTTAAGTTCTCGTTCCTTTTTACAGGAACAAATGTGCAGAATTGAAGAGGAATTAAGGCAATATAATTTAAAGATTAAGCAGCAGGCAGAAAAAGAATTCTCTGAATGGCTTTCTACTAGAACACCTACCTTTTTTGAATCTTTAAATGGGCAACCTGAGTTAAAGTTTTCCAGTTTACGAGACTTAGAAACTCCATGGTATTTAATCGGTACTTGTAATATGCAAACATTATCCAAATATGTGATGGAAAATGAACATAGAAACTCAAATAAAGCTAAATAAATTCAAAGCAAGACACTATCAAGTTCCTATTTGTGATGCTATTGAAAAGAAGCACTACAAGCGTGTATTGGCTATTTGGCCTAGAAGAGCCGGCAAAGATATTTTAGCCTTTCAGTTATGCATAAGGGCAGCCTTGCGTAAAACTCAAACTATTTTCTATGTTTTCCCAAGTTTTGCAAGTGGACGTCGCATATTGTGGGATGCTATTACTTCGGAAGGCCAACGCGTTTTGGATTACTGCCCAGAGGATGTAGCTTCACGTAATGAACAACAGATGCGACTCAGGTTCATTAATGGTTCAGTTATACAGATTGTTGGTAGCAATGACTTTAATCATTCCCTTGTTGGTACTAATCCTCAATTTATTGTCTTTTCAGAGTATTCATTACAAGATCCTAGAGCATATCAGTTTGCCAGACCTATATTGACTGCGAACGGAGGTGTTGCTCTTTTTTTGAGCACTCCCACGTGGCCACAATCATTTATGGGATCTTTACGAGATTGCTCAGCATAATCCAAAGGACTGGTATATTTCTAAACTTACTGTTGATGATACTCACCATATATCAATAGAAGACATTCAACGTGAAATAGACTCAGGTGAAATATCAGAATCCTTTGCTAAGCAGGAATATTGGACATCTTTTGATGAAGGCCAAGATGGATTCTTCTATACTTCTATTATTGATAAAATGAGACTTAATGGCCAGATAGGTAAAGTGCCTTATGAACCAGGATATCCAGTCATAACGAGCTGGGATTTAGGTATCAATGATCCAACTGTTATAATATTTGCAAATATTTGTGGAAAAAGCATACATGTATTTGACTATTATGAAAATCATTCACGTTCTATATCCCATTTTGCTAATTATGTACTTAATAAAGAATATACTTACAAAGCTCATTACCCCCCTCATGATATAATGGTTCGTGAGCAGGGTTCTGGTTTAACACGCAGAGAGCAATATAAACAATTAGGTATTAACTTTTCTGAGATTTATAACATAGATCTTCTTGATGGAATTGAATTAGTTAAAGCTAAGCTTCCAACTATGTGGATAGATGAAGTTAAATGTAAAGATTTGATTAAGCATTTGTCGTCCTATTCGCAAGAATGGGATGCATCTCGTGGTAGATATAAAGAAATCCCAAAACACGATACTCATTCCCACGCAGCAGATGCAATGAGATATCTTTGTGTTGCTCTTAAGAAAGCTATGATAGTAGGTACAACTCCAGAGGAATTAGATAGACGTTATCGTGAGACCCTATTCCCTGAGAGTTTACCTGGAGTATTTAACGGAGATTTTGATAACAAATATGGATTTTAAATATGGATTTAAATAATTTAGAGAACAAATTTTTTTATTTCTTAGATGAATTTAGTGAATTATGTGATGAACAAGCACCCGATGAACAAATTAGGGCTGCATTTCAGAAAGCTGCTGATGTCTGGAAGGAACTTAAAAAGTATAATTTAACTGATAAATTACGTAAAGATCACCCAAATGCTACGGATATATTTGATCACTTAGACGAATTTAATAAGGAAGTTATAACAAGTTAAGGAAGTGAATGAAAGAAACAAGCAATAATAGAGGATTTTTTGGCATTGGAGTTTATGAACCTAAGTTTGATGAAAATATAGGAACTTTGTGGAGACATGCTTATCTTTATAACGCATCTTTTGTCTTTACAATTGGGGCTCGTTATAAGAAACAACCTACTGAAACATCTAAATCAACTAGACATATTCCTTTGTATTATTATGAAACATTTAAACATTTCAGAGACAGCATTCCTATCAATGCAGAGTTATTAGCTATAGAACTAGCTGACAATTCCCAATGTTTATCTACATTTAAACATCCAGATAATGCAGTTTACTTATTAGGTTCTGAAGGTTTTGGTATTCCTGCTGAAGTTCTTCCTGAATGTGAATCAGTTATACAAATATATTCTCCTAAACCACAGTCTATGAACGTATCGACAGCTGGTACTATAATTATGTATGATAGAGCGATAAAACAAAGGAAATAATGGACGGAAAATGTCCTAAATGTGGACCCTTTCAATTTGACCATGATGAAAGTAAGAATATAACTTTCATTATTTGCCCTATTTGCAAAGAAGAATTTGGTGCAATTTATAAAGAAAAAAGTCCTGAAGGATTGGAATATATGAAAAGATTTAAAATGTTAAGGTCGTGGGAGAAATAAATGTTGAGAATAAAAAAGATAGATGGTAGAGCGTTTAGATATAAAAGATGTAATAAATGTGATGGAAAAGTTATTTATGCTTTAGTTTATTGTGATCCATGGGTGCTTTTATGTGTGGAACATGCTCCTAGAATGTCTGATGGATCTCCTGGATATAAGAAGTTACATATAGTTAGAGAAGAACCTATAGATTATGGACACGTTCAACAATGGCCAGCAGATCCTAATTTAAAAGCTTTTAAATTAGGTGGATGGTAAATGTTAAAGAAGATAATAGATTGGGTTAAAGCTAAGCAAATTACTGTTACTTTAGAAGATCCTATTAAGTCGACACATAAGACAGTTCAATCTGATATTAGAGATGAACAGGCAAAGAAACGTTTTAATAAGCATTATGATCAACAGGAACAAAATGTTTTAATGAGAGCCCTTAAACAGCATGATCCTACGTGTATGGATCATATAAGTTGTGATAAAGATCCTTGCTTTGTTCGGGTTCCTGATAAAATTGTGGCTACTTATGTTGTTGATGCAATAACCAAGAAGAGAATAGAATGAAAGAAGTATTTGAGTTAAGAAGTAATATTAGAAATGTGATTGAGATTTTAGAAAAATTATTTTCTGATCCATTTATCAAATATGATATCACTTATTGTAAGCATAGATATAACTTTACTGATCCAATCTTTCAAGAAGATAAAGACAAGCTTGCAAAACAAAGAGAACAATTAATTAAGGCTATGTTAAAGAAGTCCATTAATAAGTACATAGATATTCATTATAAATATAAGGATATTGATGAGGATTATTCTGATCCTTCATTTGATTTTATAAACGATATGATATCTATGCATGCAACTGATTTAGCTATATCTGTTCCAGTTGGTGAAAAATATGAAATTGGAATAGATGAATTAGATAACAGTTTGGATCTAGAAAGAGTAGAAATAGATGGGAAAGACTCATTGATTCTTAAAAGAATAAAACCATGTAAATGCTATGGATTACAAGAAGCAGAAATGGCAATAGAATGCGATGGAAAGTGTACAGAAAAAGTAAAAGGAACTGAAAATGTTGTATCCGAAAATAAATAGCCTTTGGAAAAGACAAGGTTGGTATTTAGATGAAGGTAAAAAGCATAATCGTGATTACCAAGCGGGCAGGCAATCCTTTATTATAGGTGATTATGCTTGTGATGAATTTCCTATGATAAAGAAGTGGCGAGTTGAAGAGAAAATAGATGGAACTAATATAAGAGTTACGATTTACAATGATTCTTGTATAGAATTTGGTGGTAGAACTGATGATGCAATGTTACCTGCTCATCTATATAAATACTTAACACAAACTTTTACACCTGGTTTAAAAGAATTATTATTCAAATTGATTCCTTCTGCTACTAAAATTGTTCTTTTTGGTGAAGGTTATGGTCCTAAAATACAAAAGGGCGGAGGCAATTATAGAGATGATGTAGGTTTTATTCTATTTGATTGTTGGGCAGGTTCTAGATGGTCAACCAGACAGGAACTGAAAGAGTTAGCGGTTCTTTTAAATTTACCAACACCATATGATTATGGGTTAATGACTGAAGAAGAGATAATAGAACTTGTGAAGTCTAAACCTAATAGTCTTACAGCGGTTAGACCAATGACCATTGAAGGTGTTATTTGTAGATCAGAACCTTTGATGATTGCCAACTTAGATAATAGGCCAATAATGTGGAAATTAAAGTGTAAAGAATTTTAAAATACTTGATATTGAAGCAACACAATTCTAGAATAAGGGAAAATACAAATTAGGAGATGAAGTATGTCATTATTCCCCATGCTAGGCGATGTTTACCTTAATGAGCGAGATAGAGGCATCATTGCTCGTATGGAATCATTTTACTCTGAATCCATAACGATAAATCAGTCTTATTGGGGTGAGGCAGATACTGACACTAGATTCTATTGTAACGACCAAACTTTATGGCAGAACCTTTATGGTAATCTTCCGGCTAATAGACGACGTAACTTGGCATTTAATAGAATAATGCGGGTTGTTAATATGATTGATGGTCATCAAAGACGCAATCGCAAGTCTATTATTATGACTCCTAAGGAAAATGGTGATAATGAGACTGCTGATCAATTCACAAAGATAATAATGACTCTATGCCAGCAAGAAGGAATATTAGAAACAATCTCAGATTCTTTTCATGGTGGTCTGGTTACAGGCATGAATCTATTACATGTTTGGTTAGATTATAGAAATGATCCAATATCAGGCGATATCAAAGTAAATAACTGTTCTTATAATTCTTTCCTTATTGATCCTTATTTTAGGAAAGCAGATCTCTCAGATTGTAATGGGATCTGGAAACGTAGCTACTTAACTAAACGTGAATGTATTTCTTTGATGCCACAGTTTACTGACGAAATCTTAGGATTACCAGGTAACCAGTATGGAAATAAAGACGGCAAGTTCCAGTTTATGCCTGAATCTTATCAATATGGCTATAAAAATTTATTAGCATATGATGAATTTTACTATCGTGATTTTAGACAGCAAAGATTATTAGCTGATTCTAAAACTGGTGAAGTTATGGAATGGAAAGGTAAAGATGAAGATGCGCTTAAGCTATTCTTACAACTTCATCCTTCTGTGACAGTATTAGAAACTGAAATTCCAACAGTCAATCTAGCAATAGTGATTCAAGGAAAGGTATTTTATAATGATCGATTACCTACTGGGGCTGATAATTATCCTTTCATTCCTGTTTTTGCCTATTATAACCCTCAGATACCTTATTTCGAAAACCGCATCCAGGGCGTCGTTAGAGGACTCAGAGACAGCCAGTTCTTGTACAATCGTAGGAAGATTATTGAGCTGGATATTCTCGAGTCTCAAATCAATTCTGGCTTTATTTACAAGGAAAATGCGCTCGTTAATCCGAAAGATGTCTTCTTGTCAGGTCAGGGAAGGGGACTGGCTCTAAAAGAAGAAGCGCAAATGACTGATGTACAACAAATTCAGTCTCCACAGATTCCTCCTACTACAATTGAATTATCTAAAATGTTAGGTGAGGAAATAAATCAAATTGCCGGTGTGTCTGAAGAACTCTTAGGATTCGACAATAAGGATACCCTTTCAGGTTTTCATTCAATGTTAAAACAATCAGCTTCAACCACAACGCTACAAATTCTATTTGATCACCTTGACCGCTCTATAAAATTATTAGGTGATAGAATGGCTGAAATAATTCAGATTAACTATACTCCTGGAAAGATTAAAAAGATTTTGGAAGGACAAGAGCCTCAACCATTATTTTATAATAAAGCTTTTGGTAAATACCATGCCGCTGTTGAAGAAGGTCTCAATACTACCACACAAAAACAAATGCAAATGGCTCAAATGCTTATGCTTAGAGAAGCTGGAGTTCCAATATCTAATCAAGATCTACTTGAAGCTTCAACGCTTCAAAACAAGAAAATGGTTATTGATAATATGGTAAAAGAGCAGCAGGCTGCTCAGCAACAACAGCAACAACAATCTCAAGTTCAAATGCAGGAAATGCAAGCTAGAACTAACTTGGCTCATGCAAGAGCTGCTGCCGATCAAGGATTGGCTGTTGAAAGAACATCACGTGTTGAAGAGAATAGAGCATTGGCTATGCAGAAGTTAGCAGAAGCTAATAAAAATGATGAACAAGCTCTACTTGAAAAAGTTAAGATTATTAAAGAGATTGGTCATATGGACTTAGATGAAATAGCTAAGCTAATTAATATGGCTAATTTATTAAAGGCCAATGAAAATAATATGAATATAAACCAGCAGAATGGTTCTGCTGCGTAGATAGAGATTGAAATCTTGCTATCAACTTTCAGTTGCCGACAAAATGGAAGTGACTGAGTACGTGACAAAACGTCGCACACTGAAAGTGTGAAGAAACGTCACGGGTTGAAAAGCAGTTTCTACATAGGAGTACCGTAATGGCAAAAAGATATATGCATTCAATGAAAAGATCTGGTAAATCACAGCCAGGTCCAGAATATGCAATGAATGATGGTTTTAAAGATCGTAGTTCTTTAGATATGGAAGATTATGTTTCTGGTTTAAGAGCTAGAGATAGAATGGAAGCTCAAAAGGATGGCATGATCAGAGAAGATCACAGAGCTATCGCCAATCTTCCACAAGAAGTTATGATCAAGCCTTATGAACAAGTTGGACCATATCTTCCTGAAGGAATTGATGATACAATCCGTGGTGCGGATATGCAAATGGATGATAATGATGAGCAAAGATCTCGTTATTTCTCACCAAAGAAGTAATCATGGCAGCAGCACCAAGGCCAAATAATAAGGCCACCAGAATTCTATATTCTGTTTTAGGAAGACCGCCTAACTTAGTTAAGTTAACTAAAAGGCAAAAAATGATTAACGATCGATTAAAGGTTGAAGAATCTAGTCGATTGAAATAATCTCCAATACAAGGCGGGAGGTTCTCCTCCTTTTTAGTCCTCCCGCCAGCGAAAAGGATGTTAGTATGAAAAAAAATAGAAAAGAAGTTGAAGGCCGTGAATCTCAAGCGGAAAGGGATTATATAGTACAGAAAGGTATCGAAGAAGATAACTTTTATGGAAATATAGATCCACGTAGACGCCAAGAGATGCATGATGCCTATATGGTTCGTGAGGATCAAAATGCTATGGCTAATTTGCCTAGGCAGGCGATTCATCATGAATTCAATGTTGATAAATTTAAATATAATAGTGTTTCTGCAGGATCTCCTGATTGGTCACATAATGAAATTGGATTTATACGTAAAGCCCAAAAGGGTTTTTATGAAGGATCTGAATGAAGAAAAAGGTGACAGTTGCTAAAGGCGTTAAGGTATCACGTGGTAAGGAAGAAAAAGAAAGATCCAAACCAGGTGGTAGTAACTCTGGCAAATATAAAAACGTTTCTCCTAAGTCATTTGCAGGTGCATCAGGAGGAACCAGTAAGTATTCATTTCCTATAGATACTTTGGCTAGAGCTAGAAATGCTTTAGCTAGAGCTCACTTTGCACCAGATCCGTCAGGAATTAGAAGAAAAGTTTATGCTAAATACCCTCAATTGAAAAAGAATAAGGAGAAAGAATGAAAAAATGCGCAAAATGTGGCAAAATGCATTCAGGTAAATGCAAAATGAAAGATAATAAAGGCTATCCTGTACGAGTAAAAGGAAAGTAATGGCACACAAAAAAAAGGCTAAAGAATCACCTAAAGCGAAGAAGAAGATAGAGAAAGTCATGCACGAGTATAAAGAAGGTAAATTACATTCAGGTTCCAAAAAAGGACCTATTGTAAAGAATCCTAAACAGGGAATTGCTATCGCAATCTCTGAAGTTCGTAAAAAAGGAATGAAAGTTCCTAAGAAAAAGAAATAATTACTGATTCTATTATTGCTATGTGGGTAGTGCTCTCACACACTACCCTTTAAATTAGGAAGCTATGGAATTTACAGATTACTTATTATTAGCCCTTATGGGCCTTTTAATAATATTAATTTATAAGACTTGGTGAATATGACTAAGAAAACATTAGGAAGTATAGTTACCGATCTTAATAAGCAGCAAACCCCTGAAATGGTTCCTGTATTACTTAAAGCTGCTGAAATGAAATCGGAATATATGGATAATCTTTTAGAAGCAGTTGATCGTGGCTGTAAAATGTTCCCAGGAAATTTTTACATTGAGGTAAGTTCAAAAAAGGAAAGATTACTTGATAGAGTTTATAGGGATATGTTTACTCCTCTTTTGGCGTGTCCTGCTCCTTTTTGGGATCAAACGGTTTTTAGATACAACAGATTCGATGGACAAATAGAATATCTATGGACATTGCCTGGAATGAACGAAGCATATTATATGGCTGAACATTCCAAAGAAATTATGAAACAACCAGATCATACTGGTGAAAAACAACTATTGGGGTTTGTAATAATGGCTGTTAATGGCAGCCTAACTAAGATGATGAAAAAGTATAACAATGAGAAAGAAGATAGTCCGTTACTTATAAGTTAAAGGAATAAATGATGGAAAATTATGAAGTGCATCCAGAAATAGCAGCAGAGCTAGCAGAAGCAGCTAAAAGAGGGAAACCTATTCAACAAGCTCAGCCAACTCCAGCTCCGGCACCTCAACCAGTACAGCCACAAGTTGAACAAATGGAACAAGAACAAGCGCAAGAACAAACTCCTCAACCTATTAATGATCCAGCACCAGAATCTGAGGAAAGTGGTTATAAAGTTAATATGAGGATAAAAGCCCTTAGGTTAGCCAAGGAAAAGGCTGAAAGAGAACGTGATGATATACTAAGATTAGCACAGATGAATAATGCTCTAAATAAACCACAAGAAGAAAAACAGGTTACCAAGTCACGTAATAGATTAAGACCTGAGGAACTTGTAGACGGAAGTCATGTTAATGAACTTG